ATTAATTAAATTCTCATTCACAACAGCTTGATAGCCTCTATCTTCTATCTTCGCTTTAATATTTTGTACAGTCATTTGAACTATCTTATCACTAATGTTTTTAAGATTTGTCATCTGACCTGCTACACTGTTTATTAACATAGGTCTTTTAATATACCTTAATTTAACACTGTTAACAAACCAGTCACTAGTATAATAAACAATTATTAATTGCTTACTTAAAGTAATTATTGGTTTATCTGGTACTGTATTAAAAAATGAACTATTAAGCATATCATTAATATCTTCTGTACTAACTAACCCAGTAGGTTTATCATTAAGTACTTTATAATCTTCAGCACTATATTGATTAAATATAACAGTATCAACTACACCAACACCAGTATAAGTTCCATATGAAACTCCTATACTAACTGTATCTAAATAGTCTGTAATAGGTATTATAAAGAATGTATTAGGCGTATATACATTATTGTATCTCTCCCAATATACATCAAGTCCTTTTTCTCTTAATGCGTCTATTACTAATTCAATTATAGTAAAGAAACTACCATTCTTACTAAATCCATTATAACCATAGTCATTTAAATCAAATAATGTAGTAGTTGTACTACCATCATTAACAGTTATTTTAAAATTATGATATCTAGGTGTACCAGTATCATTTTCTATAGTTAATGTACAAACCTTTGTAGACTTAAATAAAGGTATTGGTGTATCACCACAGTTAAAAACTACATTAGCAGCTATACTATCTCTATGAAGATAATCTGCAGGAAGAATAGCATATCCAGACTTCTCATTAAGTGGTATAACAGGTAGAGTAACATTCTCCTTTACGTGTAATAACGCATCATAATTAAGTTGGTCATCTTCATAACCTTTATTCTTTCTAGCATCCATTATCATGTCTATCAAACGAAGTTGTGTTTCATTCAATAACCAATCTTTTTCCTGCGGTTTGATTATACCTCTACGATTACTATTAATATTCTGTAGAGATTGGTCAAGTGCAATATGTAGTTCTTCTACTGTGTTATACATAATATATTATATTATTTAGGTTGTGAGTTATACTTTTCAGCAAATCTTTTAACAGTGATGTTATTATTAGCATTCTTAAAGAATACAATAGCTTCATCAACATTATGACCAATTATGTCTTGGTTTTCAGAATTAACTATCATTGTAGAGTTTACAGGACGGTTTAAAATACCTAGTTTAATATACTCTTCAATCTTAGCTTTAAGTTCTAAATTAGGGTCTGCAGCAAGTTCTAAGAACATCTTAGGTTGAGTACTTGTATAATCAAATAAGAACTTCTTAATATCAGTATCGTCAAGAGTTTCAATATTAGTTTTAACACTAAGTGCTCTAAACATTAGATTAAGAATAGCTTTAGCAACTGGTTTCTTATCTGCTATATCAAAGAATTTCTTACTTGCGCTAGTACGTAATGTATAAATTACTTTTTCATTACGTTTACGTTCTGCATCATCAAAGATAAAGAAACGTATTTTACTACTTTTATTAGAATCTATTTCTCGATTAGCAACTTCAGCATGTACAAGAGCATATCTCCAAATGAAATATTCACTAGGATTAATAGGGTTTGCTTTAGTTAATGCAGTATCCTCTAAGTTAATCAATTTAGTTTCACGAGTTTTAAATGCTCTAGCTTCTTGTTTAGGATTTGCTTTAACAGCATCACTATAATCTTTTATAATTTCAGCTTGTCCCTTTTCAAACTTATCTAAGTCCTCTGCTTCATAGAAGTCTAAACTAATATTTAACTTCTTTCCAATAGTAGGTACTAAAACAGTTATTGCATCTAAGTAACCACCAAGATGTATATGCCATTTACTATCACTAGGATTAACTCCTGTTAATACTGGCATTACTTTCTTTAGTAATGTACTTTGTGTTTTAATTGCATTAGCAGCACTAATAGAACCACCTAAGCGTTGTGGTTTAAGTTCTATATGTTTAGCGTTCTTAGCATAGTAAGCACTCTTTGAAGCTTTATTTATAATAGTCACTTCACGAATCATTAATGTATTTCCTTCACTCATTTTATTTAATGTTATAAGGTTATTAAAAGAGGCGGTCTAATATTTCATAGACCACCAATTTGTTTAAACAATGTATTTTATGCTGCAGCTTGTAATATGAAACAATGTTTAGCATTCTTAAGATTAATACCTCTTGATTGCTTAACTTCATATCGACTTTCGTCTTTATCTGTAGCTAATGAATTTGTTGGTACAGCACCCCAAGCAGCAGGAATTGGACTAAGTCCTTTAACTACTCCAGAAATATTTGATTGTCCTTTCATTTGAACAAGTTCGATATTTCTTTCGCCACCATATACTGAATAATCCATAAACACCCCTGTATGAGATGACATTGGATAACCTGTACGAGGATGTAAGTTACCATTTTTAATATCTAATTCACCAAGTAATCCAGTATCAAACATAGCATCATGCTTGAAAGTAATAGTATGACCTGTTACTGTTTTGTACTGAACAAATTTAGCACCATATGATAAATTCATTCCATCACCTGATACGAATTTATCTCCAACAGCCCACATGAAACCTGCTCCTTGAGCATTAGCGTCACGCATAATAGCGTCGTGTAAATCTTCTCCAAAACCTGTACCACCATGTATTACAATTTCCATTGTACCAGCATCAGTTTCACCCCAGAATACTTCTCCTGTGATATTCTTTAACTTAGCTAATGGAAGAGTATAACCATAAGTATCGTAGTTTCCTACATCTTTAATAGTTTCTCTAATACCTGAACCAATTGGAACTGGTTTACCTGTAACTCTACCTTTAAGAATTATACGACCATTCGCTAGTCTGTTATATTCTTGAATGTATAAGTCATGGTTGTTCATAGTCCTCATCCAAAGTTCAAATTGACGTTGCTCTTCATTTATCCATAAAGACTGTGATTCACCACTGTAAGTTTCACTTCCATCAAACTGAATAGGAACTACTTTGTTAGCCAAGTTACCTTGAATAACTTTAGAGTATCTATTAAATGAAGTTTGATTGGTCATCTTACCTGGTGCCATAACATTACTTCTGTTACCAATAGAACCACTTTCTTCAACGTGTGGTGCAGTCATAATCCAAACACTTCCAGTTTCCATTAAACTAGGGTCTACAAAAGCAGTTGGGTCAGTTGTTTTAAGTTCTAGAGTATATTCTTCTCCTTGAACACTTCCATTGTCAAACGCAACAGGTTCTCCATGAACATAAGCATGAGTTCTTCCATCAGGTGCTAAAAGACCATATTGTGGAATTATCCAGTTATTTGGGAATACAAGTTTAAAGTAAGAGTTACCAATACCTGCTGTATCAGATGTGTTAGGATTAAATACAACTTCACCTGTGTGAGGCATCATACCCATTACATCCCATGTGTATTGAACATCGTTAACATATGTTACATTATTCTGTCCTTCAGTCATAGCTAAAAAGCTAAACTTACTTGCATATTTATCTTCTGCCCAAAGACGTGTAAGTTTTCTACTTATACGGTCTGGTTGAGATAACATAAGTCTTGCCAATGCAGTTTCGTCAGTATAGCCTTGACTATTGTATTGGTCTGTTTGCAATTCTCTAATCATACGATTTAATTTAAAATTATTATTAATTTAGTTTATTTCTCTCTATTTAATGTCATCTATTGGACTTGTTTTAGGTTTAAGTCTAATAGTTTGAGCATTTTGATTATCTTGTTTTCTTTGAATGATAGTCTTAATACGTCCATCTTCCTTTTTAGCAAGAGTTAATTGATTTGTATCCATACCTAAGAACATAAGTAAGTCATCAAATATTAAATTTTCTATTGACTTATTGTATTCCATTCTCTTTACTTGAGCCGCTGTATAACCCTCAGGTGTAATTGGTTCAAAAAGGTATTTCTCAAATTCTGCACGAGGTACTGTTTTAATAGCACCATCATCTCCTTTTATTCTAAGGTTAAGCGGTAGTTGGTAATCTAATATCTTACCATCTGTAATAACTGTTTTAGCTTTGTCTTGAACTTCTTGAAAGTACTTTTCAGCATCAAGTCGTTGTTGTTCTTCTCTAGCATCTGCATCAGCTTGTTCTCTAACTTGTGCTTCTTGCTTTTTCTTAAGTACTAAATCAGCTGTATCAAAAAGTTTGTTATTAGCTTCTACAAACTTAGCATAATCTTCTGCTTCTTGACGAGATTTACCAACTCCTACCATATCGCTTATTACAAGCTCTCTAAGTTGTTGTTTATCATCTTTGTCTAAAGTTACAGTAGCATAGTCTACATGATTAGCAAATCCCTCTAGTGAACCATGTGTTCTCAAATATTGAAAAGCACTGTTTAATTCTGGTGTTCTAGTAAGGAAATCTTGAACCACATTTTCAGTTCTTTTAGCGACTTCGTTCTCAACTATATATTGAGTACGTTTAGCTATTCCCTCAGGTGTAGCATCAAATGATAAAGGATTGCCATTTTCATCTTGTAAATCATAACCATCAACTTTAGCTATATCAGCGATTACATCATCTGATAAAGTAGGTTGTTGAACATTCTCTTCAAGCATCTCTAATAACTTTGCTTTCTCAATTTTTGTACCATCTGCATGAACAGCATTACCATCAGCATCAATCTTATATTCCTTATCAGCAATTATAAGTTCTATGCCTTCAACTAGTTCTTCTGGTTTAAGACCATTAGGCTCTCCGCCTGTTCCTGCACCACCGCCATTACCTCCTTCAGTAGATTCAAAATATTTCTTTACGAAATCATCTTTAGCAAGTTTTTCAAAATCTTCTTTTTGATATGCTCCAGACTTTAGGATAACTTCTCCTTTATCATCTACTGCATTTCCATCTTTGTCAAAACCTGCAATTCCTGCCTCTGTAAGTACTGAACGATTGTCGTCAGTAATTGTTAAATCTTTGTAGTCATTCAAGGATATAACATCACTTGGATTAGGGTTTCCTCCACCCTCTCCATCACTTGTTTTAATATCTTCTATTGCCATAGTTAAAAATTATTTATTAGTTTAAATATATGCTTTATTATCTACATAAGCAACGTATAACAACATATTAAATTTACTTAATGATATAGATTAAATCAATTTTATATGCTGTTCTACCTATGCTATACGCTTATTTATTGCTATTACGAGTTTTCATAGCTGTTAAATGTTGTTTGTCTGCTTTGTATTTATCACTCCTTTCTTTACTTTGTGTCTTAGCCTCTTCAATATGTTGTTTAGCATTAATCTCAGCATCCTTTTGTTCATTCTGTAATGCAGTAACTTCAACTCTAACTGCAGCAGCTTCAATAGTAGCTTGTGCTTTAACGTCTGCAACATATCTGATAGTTTCTTGTTCAACTTGGAATCGTTGGTCATCTCTATCTTGTGCTTCTTTAGCAGCTTGTTGCTGTGCTTGTTGAGCTTGTTGCTCTTTAGCATCTTCAGCTTGTCGCCACTTCTTTAAGACTTGTTTTAACTTATGTGGATTCTCGAATTCAATAGCTTCTAAACCAAGTTCAAAAGCTCCATTTTGAGCAGCTGCAAAAGCAGTCTGTTTATATTGTTCTATTTTATCTTTATCACGACTGAATGAAGCAACATATAAACCAATCTCACTTTCCATGAATTGTTTAGGGTATATAGAAAGATATTCTAAACGACCATCATCATTAAGATAACTACCTAATGGCTTAAGTCCACCATCATCATCTAAGAAAGCTACTTTAGCTGTATCTATTAAAGCCATATAATCTTTGTTTCTAGCTTGATTAAATACTTCTGTTATAGGAGCTGTACCCATAGCTGCTCTATATATAGCTTGCTCATTAGTTCCTTTACCATCACTGGCATATGTATCACCATATCTTTGACGATTCATACCAACAACTTCCCAAGCTTCTTCTTTAAGTTCTAATAGTATCTGACTTAGAGCTTGTATATAATTAGAGTCACTAAGGTCTACCTGTCTAATTGCTTGTTGAGCTGCATTAAAACCATCTACTGTTTCATCTACATAAAGTTTACCATCAGCTTTCGTATAATATACTGCTTCTTCCTGGCTAATTTCATCATCGTCAATTAGTAAACCTTTTGGTAATACAAGTATTTTACCTTGATTTTTAGCAATAGCCATTTCACGATAGTAATGAATTATATTATAAATAACTTGATAAGGTATTAAAGGTTTTACTATACTAGGGTTCATTAAACCATTGTACATAAATCCTTTTCCACCATATGGGTTCTTTACATTAGAAGTGTTATTAACTTCATGTCTTTGAGTTGTTACTGGTTGAGGTATAGTATATAATCCTAAAGCCTCATCACCAATACGATAACCATTCCACATTTCATTAACATATTCAGCTTCTAAATGAAGGTCACCAGCTTCTCTATTAAGTTTATAATCAGCAGTTACTTCTTTCTTATGCATCTTACCTAGTTGGTCTTCATATACAAGAATCTGTATTTTAGTATATGTAGTAAATACATAATGATATACCCAAGTAAGTCCTTCACTATCTGATATATTAATATCTGCACCTCTATTACCATACTTATCTTTAAAGAATTCATAAGCATTACCATATCTATCTGCTATTATAGCATTACTCATATGCATTGAACTACTAGCATAATCTATATTTAAGATTGTATCTTCTATATATTTTAAGTCTTTAAGTTCAAGTACATCTCTAAAGTATGATGCTATATCGTGCATAGACATTTTAAACTTACGCATACCCATATTAGTATCTTCTATATAATCAGCACCATTAAGTACAGGATAATATTCTAAAGGAGATATAGATTGAGCTATTACTTTATCAAATCTAACATCTTTATATGTATAGAATTGACCAGCTGTTAACCAATCTACATAAGAGTTTACATACATATTATCAAGACCTAATGTATCACGTAGATAATTAAGTACACCTTGACCTGTTAAAGCACGTTCGTCTTTCCAGTTAGCTTCAAACTCTCCTTCAGCTTCTACAGGATTTGGTTGTTGTTGCCCATCAGGAGTTTGTCCCTCAAGTTGTATCTCACCTTGTGAAAACTCAGCTAACGCATCTGCTAATATTGAATCCATGATTGGTTCCATAAACTTATGCTTAGCTTCCATTTTCTTATTTACAGAATCTGGATTATTAATACCTACAATAGGTTTAAAATCAGACTTTATATACTCACCTAAGTGACGTAATAGAATAGGTCCTTTTATATCATGGTTACGCATAGTTGCAGGAAAATGTTTAAGCTTTGGATTATCACTATGGAAAGGATTTGTTACAGCTTCATATTCTCTAACATTTACAATACCATTGGCAACATTGTACCAAGTCTGTATTATATTTTTATCAGGGTTTTGTGCTATACAATGATTTATAGTCCATTCTCCATTAGGTATGTACCAACGCTTTTGTTGCTTCTCGTTAATAGATACCCTTTGATTAGGTCGTTCATTAACGCTATACTGTTTGTTATTAACTTTGTCCATACTATGAATTTAATTTATATTAATAAATATACGAATAATAATAGTATTATCAATACCACGCTTTGTTAAAAACGCTATTACCTTTTTTCTTTTTCTTTTTAGCCTTATGATTTTTCATGGTTAATTCCTGCCTGTCATAAGCCCATAGAATACCTGTTGATACACCATCAAAGTTATCTTCTGGATTCCATAGTAATAGTTCTTCTAGATAAGGTATATCATAAATGAAGTGGAAATTATATAATTGATTACCATATTCATCTACTCCACGTTTAGTATATAGAAGTTCTTTAAGATAATTAAGTCCATCTGCTTTCTTAGCACCACCACCGATATTAATACCATATGATACTTCTTGTCCATCTTTTTGTTTTAAGTCAAATACATGAATTGGTGTAGCAACTAATCTATCACGTCTTCTCCAACGTTTGAATGTCTGTACTAGATTACCCCTATCAACCTCTGGTAAAACCTTTGCATTGTAGTAGTCAGCTAAGTCTAGTATCATTCTATTAGTAATTTCCAGTGTACCTGTTCTACCAACATATCTAGCAACCAATAGCTCACCTCCACCAGGAACTAAGTTATTGTTTACCATTACAACCATTACAGAATCTAATGAACTATCGCTACGCATAGTCTTAATATCCTTATCAATGGCAACACCATCATAGTATATACGATATAGACCATCAGGAATATTACCTCTTTCATCACGAATAGGAGGATACCACTCACGAATACAACCATAAAGGTCATCACTAGGACTAAATTTATAATGCGGTAGATAACTATGTATAGGTTTTCCTTCATCATGTAATTGTGCATTAGTTTTAAATTGTGCTTTACCATGTTCATCTCTATATACCCAGCCATCTCTATGAAATTGTAATGACACATCTGTTTCAACACGTTTCTTATGTTCCATTAACTCATGTGAACTAAACATATTCTCTTTAGATACAGCAAAGCTTTCACTAGGCATATTAGAATACTGTCCACAATATACTAAATAAGCATGGTGTGTAGTCTTTGGGTTAGCCTTTTTAATTCTACGTTCTTCTTTGAATATTGCACTGGCTGATACATAGTTTGGATTACCATATTGGTCAAAGCCAGGAACACCTCTTTTATCAAATCCCTCAAGATTCTGTAGATAAGGTTTATAAAACCCTACAGCACTCATTACAGCATTTGGGTCCCATACGTTAGCAAATGGCATAGCATCATATGACTCAGGGTTATAATACCAGTCTTTAAAAGCTAACCAATCTCCCTCAGTAGAACCACCTGTACCAAACCCTAGAAAGAGTCCAGTCTTAAATGCTCCAGCAGTAAGTGTTGGAAGTGTTACATCAGCAAATGCAGAAAAGTTAGGAGCATTAGACATCTCCTCTACTTTAACTCTAATAGCATCTTTACCAATAGCAACGTCAGGATTAGCTGGTCCAAAACTATATGCCATAATACTACTAAGCCATCCACTATCAGTATTTGACCTATCTTTATAACCAAGTATTTGTTCTTCTAAATCTTTCTTTAATAAACCAACTGCACTACCATCATCACGTCTACCACATCTATTAAATGGTGTATATTTCTCATAAAAATTAAGTTGGGTTTTAGCCATATCAGCTATTGCACCTTTATCTGTAAGATACTTCTTATCAAACGCTGTAAGTAACTGTGTTGAATAAGGTATAAGATTTGCAATATTAGCTGTATCAATAGCTTCTTGGAAAGACCAACCAGCACGACGTGACTTAACTACTACATGATTAAAACCATTGTTTACAGCAAATAGTTTTGCCTTAGTCCACCAATACTGTGAATAGAAGAAACGAGCTATACCAAGTTTCTTTTTAGCAGACATTTTACCAAACTCTATTGAACTTTCGTCAGTAACTTTCATACGACCGTAGTTAATAAAATTGTATTGCTCTCCTGTAATAGTTACTTCATGAACAAACTTCCAACGTTTATCTTTAGGTGCATTATTGTATGCTTCAACATCTTTTTTAAATAGTTTACATTTACGTCTAAGACCTACATTACGTCTATCTTCTTCTTGTTCACGAAACCTATTATACTCAAAACTATCAACTGCAGCATCAATATATTTACTAGTACGTTCAAAAGTATCTCCTGCTTCTCTCCAATGATGTGTATTAACAAATACAAAATTTTCATTTAGTAGAAAGTATCCTTCAGGCGATACAAGAAAGTCATCATCTTCATCTATATAAGGTCTGTTAGTTTTAGGATTAATAGTTTCACTAGCCTTTGGATACTTTGATTTATCTTCATTGTACCAATCTATTACAGGAACCCTATCGTCTTCTGGGACTTCAGGGAATGCAACTTCCATACTAATCTCTTGATAATCTCTTATATCCATATCTATTGTTTTAGTTCCCCCTTAAAAGGAAATATTAGCTACCGAACCCCACTGGCTTAGAGTTATCAGTATCTTCGAAATGAGTCTTACTATTAACATCATAACTATCTTTAGTACGATATACAGGTATACCAAGTACACGAACAGTCAATGTATGTGTCTCTAGAGGCATAGTATAAGCGTTCTGATTACGCATGATATCTCTATATACAGTATTATTAGTTCTCTCTACACTTATAAAGCTAAACTTACGCTTATCTTTAGTCTTGTGATTTGTTGTATAATCATCTGAATTTCCCATTATAGTCCTTTTTTAAATATGTCGTTTAATACTTTATCTAACGTTTCTTTATCTAATGTTGAATAAGGTTCAGATAAAGTCATGTCAATAGACTCTCCAACTCCTTGAATTGATTCTTCTATATCTTTCATTGCTTCTTTCTGTATAGCTTCATGAAACTCTTCCATTTCTTTAGCTGTAGCAAACCAGTAAGTAGTTCCTATTTTACTATGTGTAACAATCATTAGATTATATATTTAACGTTTCTCACCTAAAAAGCCCGTATCAGTTACGATACGAGCTCCGGGAAAAGACCTACTAAGTGTGCAGTAAGCATAGTAGGTTTATTATTCTACAATATACCAATCTTCAGCAAATGTATCACTTGATGATGCAACCCAACTGTCAACACGACCGTCATTATTTACTATAGCCATTTGATTAGTATATTTAAGCGTTTGAGCACGTTTAATCATTTCATCTTTTACAGATTGTGGTACACTTTGCATTTTAGGTATTATATCTAATCCTATTTCAGCAGGTATTTGTTTGAATATAAACATACCTTTACCATTCCAACCTTTACGAGCTATAGCTTTACCTAGTTTAAGTGCTTCGATAGCTAAACCAAAGGTCATACCGTTAGCTTTATACACACTGTTAAATATAGCTAAGGTTTCCCATTTAATATAATCTAAATCATCACTAGTGCCATTACTGTGGTCAATTAGCATACCTTGGTCACTCCCATCTTCATCAGCAGGTAGTTCCCAACCTCTATAGTTATTATACTCTAATCTGTTCATTGGTCTAGCCAATATGTTCTTTGTCCCGATATACGGAACCATTTGTTTATTATCCATTATTATTCTATTTAAATTTATTTAAGTTTATTATTAGGAATTAATGTAAAAGGTAATTCAGTAGCTATACATTTAAACATTAGAGGTATAAATTTAGTATAATATATATCTCTGTTTGTTATAACTATATCTCCACTTTTATATAGACCTAGACTTTCTCTCCAACAAAATTTACTTGTTGTACGTATCTTAATACCATCATGTACATTAAGTAAGTTAGCTACTCTAGTTCCATAATTATTATGCATTATATATTCATTATTACTAATCTCTTTATAATCATATATTCCATACATATCAGCAAATGATAATAAAGACATTGTAGGTATTTCTACACGTTCATAATATCTAGTTAATACCTTTATTGGGTTACACTGTACCATAGCCTTATCACCCATAGTGAAAGCAGCTTTTACATGCTGTGGTAATATAACCATTTCATCTTTAGGTAGAGGTTTTAGTCTATAAGTTCTACTAGGGTCTGTTGTACAATCAAATAAATCAACTGTCTTTATACCATCAGTAAGATATGCTACAGCTAATACATCCTTTCGTTTTGTAGACTCTAATCTACTCTCGTTACGAATTGCTACTAAATTCATATCATAATCTCCACGTTCCTGGAAACTATAATTCATTCCATTAAGAGTTCTACGAAGACTGTTATATTGTCTTTCTTGACTCATGTCTTTAAATTCTTGTAATGTCATATTATAGATTTAAGGTTGTTTGCTTCTTTGCGTGTACTCTGTAATGGTGTTTGAACATCATCTCTACATCTTCTTTAAGATACTTAATCATAACGAAGTCTATTATATCATCGTCTGTTTTAGCATCTTCTGGTATATTACCGAACTCATCTAATTCTTTAGGTCGTATATGACATAGTAAAAGACCATTACATTTAAGACCAAATTGTTCTATTAACCAAGCATAACCACTAAGTTGTAGAGTATATGTATTACCATGTGACGCTTGTATATGACGAAGTGGAGCTTTGAATGTTTTACCATCAGCTACCCAATGGTCAGTATCTCTACCTAGTTCATTACGTTTAAAGTATCCACTTTCAAAGTGTAGTTTAGCTTTATTAGTTTTCCAATCAAGTATTCTAAACTTATCTCCTTTAACAAATAGAATATCTATTAATCCAGATACCATTAGAGGATTGTAGTAAACTCCTATCTCAGAGTATATACGCCATCCTTTATTAACTAGGTCTTCAATTACTGCATAAATACTTGGATAACGTTTATCTAAACCTTTAGTAGCAAAGTATTCTAAATTTATTCTACCAAAGTTATGGTCAATTAATATATCATCAATAGTATAAATACGGTCATTAATAAAACGACTAGAATTACGATGATAACCACTACTATCTTTGACAATATCCTCAAGATAATTATGTCTTTCATTTCCTCTATCACAGGCATCTGTATTTAGCTTCTTCCAGCTTTGTTTAATTTCTTTAACAGTCATATTAAAATATCTATGACCTTTTTTCTTATTGTATCTCTGATGGCATTGCTTAGCCATTTTATCAGCATCGAACTTATCTTCGTATTTACCTATAACTGTAGTCATAGATGTATATGTTAGTCCAGCCTCGTTGGTGTACTTATGAAGTTCTTCGTTAAAATATAATATTGTACTCATAATGTTATCTGTTTGATACGCTATTCGTAGGGTTCATACTATCTGATACTATAACTCCTCCACGACCGATACCACCACTTTTATTATCACTAAGTGCTCTATCCTTTATCGCTTTGAGTTCTTGTATTTTCTTTGGAAGTTCTGTTCCAAGTGTTAAAAGTTCTCGTATAGAAGATGTCAATAGTCTTATAGTATCACTATCTATCATTGATGTTTCATCATCTTCTGCACTTTCTCTTATAGTTGCTATTTTAGTTCTTAGTACATCATCTAAAAACTCAATAGTTTGATTAGCTGTTCCAAATGCTGTAAGTAGATTCATATAAGAAGTAACTACAATATTACTTCTATCTTCTCTATAATACTTTACACATTCAGCTACCCAATGGTCTGCTTTATAATCAGCTGGTAGTTTTACTGCTTTAATTGCATCACGAACCAATTCCCTACCTTTAAGACCTTTCTTTAGACTATTACTTCTAATATCTGACATTTGCCATACATAATGAAGTTCTTTAAAAGCTTGTTCTTTATTTGGTGATTGGTCACGTTTATAAACTTCGTTGAAACACTCAACAAGCATTATACTCTCATCTTTTATGATAAGACCTTTATCTGTTAGTTCAAAATAGTCTTCCATTACTTTCGTTTAAGTGGTAGATTAATTACTTTGTTAACTCTGCTATTACGTAGTTTATTTTCTTTGTTAAGTTTAACTTGTTTATCCTTTTTACCAAATTTGTTTTCTTCTACTGCCTCATTATATTTAGCAAGCATTACAACATCCATTTGGTCTTTAGCTTTCTTATGTGCGTCTTGTGGATTAAAACCAGCTTGTATAAACTCTCTACGAAGTTCAGCAAGTTGTACTAGATTAGTTTGAACCTTAAAAGTGCCCAAGTACATACAACGGATATTATCTCCTTGTTCGAGAGCCGTTTCAATAGCCGTTGTTTGAGTTTCAGCGACTATGAAGATGTCCTCATCATCAATATCTTTACCGAACTTCTCACGGAAGCTTTGTTTGATATCTTCGAAGATTGTCGTCTTCACGGTATCCATTGTACGTAGTTTGGACTTAGGGTTGCTGTTTAACATCTTTGTTATCTTAATCTTGTATATAACTCAATTTTATCTCTTTCAATAAATGGACTAAGACCTGTAACAAGTGACATATTATAAGACATTATTTTAACCATCTTAACTTCTTTGCCCTCTAGTATATACTTATCTCCGACATTCTCTCCATTCTCTATTGATTCAACAGCTGCTTTAGCACCTGCTTTCGAACTAAACCATTTGTTATCAACAATTATTTGATTATTCTTTCTAACACGTTCTTTGATTTGTTCTACATCATTTGTATTTTTAGTATATACTATTTCTAAAGGAATAACATTACTTCCAAAATGTACTAAACGTCCTATATCATTTTGTGTATCACCGTGATTAAAACCTATAATATAATTAGCTATATCTTGGTTTTCAAATTCTACTACATTTTCTTTTACAGCTTTATAGTTAGATTTAACTACTGCAACACATAATACGTGACCACGTTTAAGCATTAATGGAACTAATGATGTACTTTCACCATCAGTATATATTTCTTTAAAGTTAATGCCTGTTAGCTTACGTAGATAATTAACTACTCTTAGTTCGTGTTTACCTTTTAGTTCATCAGTATCACCTGTATTTATATTATACATTGGCATACTTGTTAAATCAGGTAAATCTTCCAATAAATCTATTGGTTGTTCTGCATCTTTGATATAATCTTTTACATCAAACGTTACTACACTTTCTTGTTTTGTTTGTACATTAGCTTGTACATCTTTTATTGCTTCTCCCATTATTAAAACATTTAGATTATTAATTCTATTATTGTGAATTACAAGTATAGCGTTTTAATCTGTAAAATGCAAATATTATAACAACTATTTTTAGACTATTTTACAAAGTATTATAGCAGTCTATATAGCATCTAATAGAGTATTAAGTATTACATTTTCTTTTACGGGGGATTTACTATAAGCCACTATAACCACTGTTGCATATTATATTATAGTATGCTTAGTATAGCTTACTGTATATAGTCTTTGGCTTGTCTATGAGGGTATATAGTGTAAAGGTGCAATTTTAGATTAGATATACCAAATTATTTAACATCTTTTAACATTATTTAACATAGTTGTTATAGTAGCTATTATTGGATATTGTAAAAAGTTTTATACCCCCCGTAAAAGAAAGAGTGTTGTTACAGATTACTACGCCTTTGAGTATAGGAAGATAGTATAACTCCTGTTGGCACTGAAGACTGAGAAGTTTATGAAGATTATATTAGATTAGGAAGCATATAAGATTGGGAAGATTGTTGTGGATGAGGAGGATAAGAGGGACTAGCGGAGCTTAGATTGGATTTAGTAGAACGTCTAAAAAAATATATAATAAAAATTTTGTATCAAGTGTTGTAAGTGCACGTCTTCTGGGGCGAACCCCCAGTAACTTCGTAGAAGTTAAACTACCCCCGTCAAGTAATGCACAAACACGATTTGAAAAGTTAATTCGACTAATATACAATGTTGTTGTTTAAACAATAAAAGAGTTAGTGCAACGGATGTTGGTAGTTCAACTCACG